TCAACGTCGGCTGGATCAAGGACGTGCCGAGCGCTGAGGACCCCAAGGGTCCGCTGCAGGCCGTGGAGGAGATGAGCGCGGTGAGCGCCCCGACGTGCGAGTGCGGCAAGGAGTTCAGGTCGAAGCGCGCCCTCACCGTCCACCAAAGGCGTGCCCACCGCAAGTAACGGGAGGGACGCGATGGCAAACTGGACCTACGGGGGAAACCCCAACGCCTCACCGAAGGACGCCGTCCGCTTCTACGTCGGCGACACCGACGAGACCGATCCCCTGCTACTCGACGGCGAGATAGAGTACCTCCTCTCGATCTACAACAACGCGGTGATCAACGCCTCCGTGCAGGCGTGCGAGATGATCATGGCGAAGTTCTCCCGCATGGTGAACGAATCGGTCGGCCAGGTCCGCATCGACTTCACCGACCGCATCAAGAACATGGACCATATGAAGTCGGCGCTCATCCAGAGGCTGGCGACGACGAACGCGACGCCGTACTGCGGCGGGATCTCCAAGACCGACGTCATGCAGAACAACCAGAACGCCGACCGGGTGTGCCCGGACTTCACGAAGCAGATGATGCGGAACCGCCAATTCTCTGCCTGGGTCTCAAACGCGTGGCTCTGGGGCGACCAGCCGACGCAGGGGTGCGGCTGCGGATGATCACGGCGACGATCAAGATAGACGACGGGAGCAAGGGACAGAGGGAGGCGCTCGCGAAGCGGCTCAAGGGAATGAGGAACGCCTCCGTCACGATAGGCGTGCACGAGGACGCCGGCCGGTACGAGGGCTCGGACGTCTCTGTCGTGGAGGTGGCGCTGTGGAACGAGTTCGGAACGAAGCGGATACCGGAGAGGTCGTTCCTGCGCTCGGCGCTGGCGGGGAACGAGGGGTTGATCAACCAGTGGCGCGCCGGGGTCATCTCGGGGATCATCGAGGGATCGCTTACCGTGGAGAAGGGCCTTGAGACGCTGGGGTTCAGGATCGCGGAACTCGTGAAGAACAAGATCAAGAGCAACGTGCCGCCGCCGCTAGCGGAGTCGACGGCCAGGGACAAGAAGGCGCGCGGGGTGGCGCCGGTCACGCTCATCGACTCGACGCTGCTGCTGCGGTCGATAAGCTACCGGGTGCACGCGTGATCAAGCTCTTCGGCACGTCCCAGATTCTCAAGCACGACGAGGTGCTCCAAGTGTACCGGGTGGGGTCGACGATATACAGGGACGGGAAGCCGCAGAAGTACGGCGAGGTGGCGTTCAAGCTCCTGGGCAACGTGCAGCCGATGAACTCCAGGGACCTCCTGATGGTGCCCGAGCACGACAGGTACCGCGAGCAGTACTGGCTGTACGTGAACAACCGGCAGTTCCCGGTGGACGCGGGGCTGGAGGTGCAGGCGATAACCTCGCTGCTGCTCAACGACAGGGTCTCCAGGCTCGGGGCGAACTACCAGGTGCAGTCGATAGAGGACTGGGGCTCGTACGTGCGCTGCCGCATCATGAGGGTGGACGTCGGCCCGGAGAGGACGCCGTGACCTATCCCTTCGTGACGGTGCCGATAGACTTCGACCTCGTGCGCAAGACCATCGCGAACGAGGGCTTCCGCGTGACGAAGGTGCCGTTCCTTCTCGCCGAGCCGACCGTGCAGGGGGCGCCGAGGCCGGAGCTTCCGTACTTCACGTTCAAGCTGGTGACGCCGGCGGCGAAGAGCGGGGATGACTCGCAGTACCATGTCTCCGGCACGACGTACGGGCGCGGAGGGGTGAGGAAGATGACCGTGGGCTTCCAGTGCTACGCGCAGGAGCAGGAGCAGGCGTACTCGCTCATGTGCCTGTGGCAGGGATCGCTGGAGCTGTTCGCGACCCAGGAGAACCTGCGCAGGGCGGGGATCGCGGTGTGGGTCATCGGAAACGTTGCGGACCTCTCGCAGTTGTTGAATACTGGGTACGAGGGGCGCGCGCAGCTGGACACGACTTTTGGAATCGCCTCGAACCTCGTCGAGGATCTCGGTGAGATCGACACGGCGGAGGTCACGGGGACGACGGAACTAGACACCGGCACCGACACGGAGACGTTCACGGTGCCCTAGGGGGAAATCCACATGGGTGCAATCGACGAAATAGTACAGGTCGTGATCTCGCAGCAGACGCAGGCCGTCCAGCAGCAGAGCTTCTCGATCCCCGCCATCTTCGGGCCCTCGGACCGCTTCGCCGCGGTCTCGACGACCGGGACGACGGTGAACGGGAGCGCGGTGCTCACGGCGCTGGCCTCGACGAGCGGGATAGCGAAGGGGCAGCTCATAACGGGGACCGGCATCCCGGACTACACCTACGTGCTGGCGGTGCTCGGGACGACGGTGACGATGTCCCAGAACGCGACGGCGAGCGGGAGCGGGGTGTCCCTGAGCTTCAAGGACCTCATCCGGTCCTACTCCACGCTCTCGGGGATGGTGTCCGACGGGTTCCTGACGACCGATCCCGAGTACGTCCGGGCGACGGAGCTTCTCGAACAGGCCCTGCAGCCGGAGCTGTTCTACGTCGGGCTCTACTTCGACGCGGTGGCGCAGGTCGACACGTTCTCGGTCAACACGCTCAACACCTCGCACCTGTACACCCTGAAGATCAACGGGGAGACGGTGAGCTACCAGGCGACCGGCGGGGACGCCGAGGAGGACGTGCTGAACGGTCTCCTCGCTGACATCGCCACGGTGTTCCCCGGCGGGGTGCCGGCGACCGGCTCGGTGGTGGGCACGGGTCCCGCGGCGCTGCTGACGCTGACCTCGGCTTCGGCCGGCGTCGGCGTCACCTACTCCTCGATCGACGCCGACCTCACGCACCTGAACACGGTGGCGAACCACACGATCACGTCGGACATCGCGGCGGCGCAGAACATGAACGACTCGTGGTACGGGCTGACCGTCTGCTCGCAGACGGCCTCCGACATCCTGCAGGTCGCGGCCTACGTCGAGACGCTCGTCAAGATATTCGTGGCCGACTCGGCCGACTCCGACATCCTCACGGGATCGACGACCGACGTGGCCTCGCAGCTCAAGGGGAAGGCCTACAACCGGACGGCGCTGCTCTACAGCGGGACGCCGGACGACGGGGCGGCGGCCGCGTGGCTCGGAGGGCAGCTCCCGCAGACACCCGGCGCCTCGACGTGGAAGTTCAAGCAGCTGGTCGGCATCACGCCGGACGTCTTCACCGACTCCCAGCGGACGGCCTGCATCGGCATACCGGGGGTCCCCGGCAAGAACTGCAACATCTACGAGACCGTCGGCGGGGTCGGGATCACGGAGGAGGGCTTCATGGTCTCCGGCCGGTTCATCGACCAGGAGGTGGGCGTCGACTGGCTCTCCAGCACGATGCAGACGAACGTCTACGCGCTGCTCGTGAACGCGCCGAAGATCCCGTACACCGACCAGGGCGCGGGCATCGTCGAGAACGCGGTCAGGCAGACGCTGCTCCAGGGGGTCGCGAACGGGCTCATCGACGGGACGTCGCCCATCACGGTGACGGTGCCGAAGGTGCTCGACGTTCCGGCCAACACGCGCGCGGAGCGGCTGCTCCCCGACGTGAACTTCAGCTGCCGGCTCGCCGGCGCGATACACTTTGTCCAGATCAACGGCGTGGTGACCGTCTAAGGAGAACAAAACATGGCAGTCAAGACGTACGACCCAAAGCTCTTCACCTGCATCATCGGCGGCAAGATCATGTCCGGCTTCTCCGACGGGACCTTCATCAAGGCCTCTCGGAACGAGCAGGCGTTCACCCTCAAGGTGGGCGTCGACGGCGAGGGGACCCGGGCAAAGTCCTCGAACCGATCGGGGAAGGTGGAGATCTCGCTCATGCAGTCCTCGACCTCCAACGACGACCTCTCGGCCTTCGCGATCAGCGACGAGCTGACGAGCACCGGCGCCGTCCCGATCCTCATCAAGGACGGCTCGGGCAACATGGTCTGCTCGGCGGTCACCGGCTGGGTGCAGAAGTTCCCGGACACGGAGTTCGCGAAGGAGGTCAGCGTGTGGACCTGGACCATCGAGACCGATTCGCTGCAGTTCTTCGCGGGGGGCAACGGATAGATGGCGCTGGAGCTTGCACGCAGGGAGATCGACGGGCACGTCTACGAGTTCGAGCAGTTCGGCGCGAAGCGGGCGACGAAGCTCCTGGCGAGGCTCTCGAAGATAGTCGGAAAGCCGCTGGCGCTCGGGATAGCGGCCACCGCCGGGAGGAAGCTCACGGAGGTGGATATCTCGGCCGAGGTCCTCTCGCCGATAGCCTCGGCGCTGTTCGACTCGCTCGACTCCGAGGAGGTGCAGGCCCTGCTGGAGGCGTTCACCGCCGACGAGAAGGTCCTGTGCGACGGCAAGAAGGTCTTCTTCGACAAGCACTACGAGGGGAGGCTCGACCACATGTTCCGGGTCTTCTGGGCTGCCCTGGAGGTGCAGTACGGAAATTTTTTCGCCGCGTTCACCGCCCTCCAAGGGTCGATCCCAAGGGCTACCGCCCACAGCCCGGCAACGTAGACTGGCTCTTCTGGCGGCCCGTGCTCGCCGGCTGCGGTTCGCTGCACGAGGTGGAGTCGCTGTGGTCGATCGACGACCTGTACGACTCCCACGAGGCGCTCGACGTCCAGGCGGAGGCACAGGAGCACGCGATGGGGGGCAGTAGATGACGCTCAAGGACATCGTCGTAAAACTGGGGTTCAACGTGGAGCACGAGAAGCTCTCGCGCGTTGAGTCCCAGCTCCAGTCGATCAAGAACACGCTCCACTTCATCGCCGCCACGGAGGTCGTTAAGGGCCTCGTCCACCTCACCGAGAGGTTCACCGAGTTCGGCGTCCAGCTCCACCTCGCCGCGGAGAGCGCGGGGCTCACCGCCGAGGGCTTCCAGCAGCTCGCCTTCTCCGCCGGGCAGGCCGGCGTCTCACAGGACGAGATGGGTTTCTCGATGACGAGGCTGTCGCGCAACCTCTACCTCGCGCGCACCGGATCGGCCGAGGCGCAGGCGGCCTTCCAGAACCTCGGCTTCTCCCCGGACCAGGTCAAGGGCTTCAGGAACTCCAAGGACGCGCTGCTCGCGATGGCCGATAAGCTCAAGGCCATCGACGACCCGATCAAGCGCACGGCCCTCTCGCAGCAGCTGCTCGGGCGCGGCTCGCTCCACATGGTGGGGTACCTCGCGCAGGGCTCGGCCGCGATCAGGAAGCAGGCCGACGAGGCGAAGAACCTGGGGATCGTGCTGAGCGGGGCGCAGGTGAACGCGCTGGTCAAGGCGGAGCACGCGCTGCAGAAGTTCTGGGCCGTCCTCAAGTCGATAGGGGCCAGGGTGGCGGCCGACATCGCGCCCGCGATCGAGTTCTTCACAAACGACTTCATCAAGTTCTTCGAGGTCAACCGCTCGATCATCGAGCTGAACCTCTACAACTTCCTCTACGGGCTCGGGTTCGTATTCGGCTTCCTGTGGGGACTCATCAAGCATGGGATAGACCTGTTCACCAAGTTCGCTAAGTATCTCCACTTCGAGGGCTACCTTCTGCCGGGGCTCGCGGTGCTGGGACTTCTCGTCACCGCGTTGCTCGGAGTGGGGGCAACGATCACGGTGCTGATGCCGATCTTCTCCAGTCTTGCGACTGCGGCCGGGATCGCCAAGGCGGTGTTCTTGGCCTTCAGGGCTGAGGCTATCGCGTTGGCCGTGGACTTCGGCCCGATCGTGATCGCGGTCGGCGCCCTCCTGGTTGCCTTCCACGACCTGTGGGTGGTGCTCAACGGGGGTTCGTTCAAGGACACCTGGGTCGGAGAGGCCTTCGAGGCGATCAAGGGGTTCGGGGGCAAGCTCCTCGGCGGAGCGTTGAACGTCGGAAAACTTTTGTTCGGATCTACCACCCTCGGCGCGGAGCCGTCTGGACTAGGGCCGGCAGCTCTCTCTGCTGGACCCCCGGTCGCCGCAGCGGCGGCGAGCCACTCGGTCACGATCGCGCCGCAGCTGACGATACACACCCCGCCCGGGACGCCGGTGGAGCAGGTCGGAAAGTACCTTGAGTCGAAGATCACCGAGCACCTCGGCACCATGCTGCGCCACACGAGGGCCTCCACGGCCACGGGGGTGAAGTATTGATGTCACTCATCGGGACGCTCACGGGACAGAGGCAGAGGGTGCAGTTCATCGTCTCCCAGACGGGGACGGTGATCAACGTGGACTGCACGGTGCAGGAAAACCACTCCCGGGAGTCGCCGCCCTCGGAGTTCCCGGTGGAGAGCGGGCAGAGCGTCAGCGACAACATCGTCGTCAAGCCGTTCGCCCTGGAGCTTCACGGGATCATCTCCGACACCCCGATAGAGCCGCTCACGAGCGCCCTCACGGCGGCGGTGTCGACGGTCCTCCCCCCCGTCGGGGTCGTGGCCGCCAGCGCCGGGCTCGCGCTCTTCTCGTCGATAGCGACCTCCGACAAGCCGTCGGTGGCCGCATACAACCAGTTGTTGTCCCTCCAGGAGTCACGCAACCCGTTCACGGTGCTGACATCGCTCAAGCGCTACGAGAACATGTTCGTGAAGAGCCTGTCGGTGCCTCGGGACTCAAACACGGGCC